ACCATGCTTAAAAGTAAAGCTTAACAGTTTTAATAAGCGTAAAAACCAGCAGCACAACTGCTAATGCTAGACCGGATTTTATGAGCAAGTCTGTTAGTTTATCCATATCACTCCACTATCACCATAATCTTATGTTCATTCTCAACGCCGTAGAAATTAATCTTGCCGTTTTGCACGAACCAATCAGCAATATGATTTTTTAATTCATCTTTTTTCTTATCCGATAATCCATTTAAATATTCTTCTGCAACCTCTCCACATTCATCCATAGAGTTTGCTTGCATTTCATAAATAAATCCTTCAACATTAATGAAATCCGAATGATTCCACTCTTTTTTGTCTGCTTCCCAAACTTCAACGCTTTCACCGATGTCGTAAGTCTCCTTTAAATCATTCATCAAGTTCGCGTAATCAGTGTATTTTTCATTGTCTCGTGAGTAAACTTGTTCTTTATTTTTCATTTGCATATTCTCCCAATATCATTGCCTGGACATAAAAAAACCCGCTATCCTGCTCCAATATTGACACGCCACCGATTGGCATGTATCCATTTTCGATAAAGTCATTGACTGAATTTTGTGTGCGCTCTGCTGTCCGTTCTTCTACTACTATGTAAATTGGTTTTTTAGTCATTTTGTTTAGTCTCCAAACTATTCAAATAAGCCGACAGCATTGTGACTGTCGAGTGTCTCGGGTCTTCACCCTTCATGAATTTATATAGCACGTGATAGTTAACTCCGCTACTTTTTGCGACAGCCGTGTAATTTGAATCTTTTAATTTGCGGCGTATTTCTTCTGCTGATAAAAACATTTCTTTCCCCTTCGTTAAAATAATTGAAAAACAGGTTGCACAATAACACAAGATAGTTCATAATGCAATTTCTTGATTAAATTGTTTAGGGAGATAAGAATGTATCAAATAATAAGTAAGGTTTTGAAGTGGGCTGATGATAGAAATTTAATTGAAGGTGGGTGTCCAAAATCACAGATGCTTAAATGCGTTTCTGAAGTCGGTGAATTGGCCGACAATGTAAATAAACAGAATGACATAAGCGATGACATCGGGGATGTTTTGGTTACCCTGACAATATTATCAGCGCAGCATGGCTTGACTTTAGAGGAATGTCTTGAAGTAGCATATGAAGATATTAAAGATCGCAAAGGCGTCATGCTTGACGGTGTATTTATAAAAGATACAGATCCTTCTTTTGAAGGCGCAATGGCTGTTATTGCTGCACGCCGTGTACATATGGAGCAATAGAGCATGCCTGAAGAACCATACGAAAGATACATAGCAGCTTTCAGAACTCTGATAGAAAATCATGGCTCACAGAATGCTATATATGCTCTTGAACAAGCTTTTAGACTAGAGAGCGAAGACCCGTCGCATACAGAAAGTGAGAACAAGACTTTTTGCGTTATTGCTGATGAATTGTACGAACTTTATTATAAGGTAGAGAAATTATGAGCAATTTGCCGTCATTGCAAATGAATGAAGAAGAAATATTTAAGGTATTGAGTAACTCTCTTTACGTTGGAGCGCAGCCAGAATCCATTAAGATGGTTTTAAGTTACTGCAAAGCGTCAGGATTAGACCCAATGCTTAAACCTGTACACATCGTTCCAATGTATTGCGCTACAGGCAAGAAGGATGGCAAAGGATACGATATTAAAGCTATGCGTGATGTAATTATGCCAGGGATTGGCTTGTACAGAATACAAGCTTCAAGTTCAAAGCAATACGCCGGGGCATCAGAACCAGAATTTGGTGAGGATATAACAGAAGAAATTGAAGGATCGAAAGTAACCTATCCGAAATGGTGCAAAGTTACAGTAAAGCGCCAGCTTGAATCAGGTGTTATAGCTGAGTTTTCATCCGTTGAATTCTGGAAAGAAAATTATGCAACAAAAAGCCGCGATTCAAAACTACCTAATGCAATGTGGGGTAAAAGACCTTACGGTCAAATAGCAAAATGTGCTGAAGCACAGGCATTAAGAAAAGCATTTCCTGAGTTTGGTTCTCAGCCAACAGCGGATGAAATGGAAGGGAAAGAAATTGATATAACACCAGACGATTCAAAAAAGGTTGATTATGTCAATGATATACAGGCCGAAACGCTTTATGATAAGTGCGTCGAACTTGTTGTAGATATACCTGCATTTTGCGCTTATTTGGGAGTATCTAGCTTAGATACAATACCTGGTAATTTATATCAAACAGCTATGCACGCTCTTGAAGAAAAAGCAGCAAAGCTTGAAAGAATGGCAAAAAAAGATGAATCCGCAGGGAAGTGACGGCTGGCTATATGATCGACTTGGGCACATGACTAGCTCTGGCGCCATTGATGCAATAAGCATGTTGAAAAACGGAAATGAGTCTGTAGCAAGGAAGAAATACAAAGTTCAAGTTGTAACAGAAAGGTTAACCGGAATTCCGAGGGACTCATATCTTGATCGACTGAGAATAATTAAATGGGGTAAAGAGCAAGAAGAAAACGCAAGACTCGCTTATGAATTCGTAACAGGAAACAAAGTTGAAGAAGTTGGATTTATTAAACACCATTCTATTGATAATTTAGGAGCGTCTCCAGACGGCCTTATTTTAAGCGATGGATTGGTGGAATTTAAATGTCCTGAGTCTACTACTCATATTGACTATATATTGTCTGGAACTGTTCCTGATGAATACATGCCTCAAATGCTGGATCAATTATTAGTAACTGAGCGTGACTGGTGTGACTTTGTAAGCTACGACCCAAGACTTGATATTAACAACAGGATTTTTATTGTTAGATTCCAGCCATCAACTCAAGAAATAATGGAATTTGAAAAGAAAGCAATAGATTTTTTAGTTGAAGCGAACGAACTATTTTTAAGATTAAAAACAGGCAATAAGAAAATAGTCCAGAAAGTTGAAGTTAAAAAACAAGTAATCGCCACTCAAGAAAACTACGAAGGATTTTAAAATGAACGAACTTATTGTAATACCAAAAGAAACAGCTCTTGAAGTTTTTACACAAACAAACGGCCTGGATTCGTACATCAGACAAATTGAAGATGAAGTCAATTCATTTGTGCCAGATATCAGCACAGCCAAGTCGCGCGCAGCAATTGCCAGTATTGCGGCAAAGATTGCTAAGTCCAAAACTTACCTTGATGGCGTGGGTAAGGAATTGGTCGACAAACTGAAAGAGCAGCCAAAGCTAGTCGATGCGGAGCGCAAGCGTATGCGTGACAAATTAGATGCTCTGAAGGATCAAGTGAGAAAACCCTTAACAGATTGGGAAAATGCAGAAGAATCGCGCATAGATGAAATTAAATCTGTGCTGGAAATTATGAAACAGATTCCTGATGCTGGATTTGGATCTGTTGCTATTGCATCGCACCTTAAAAGATTGAAAAGCACGGTTATTGCCAAAGAGCGTTTTATGGAATTTACCGAAGATGCGGCAGTTATTAAAGATGAATATGTTGAACGTTGCGAAAGATTGCTTGCTCAAGTTGAAAAACACGAAGAAGAACAAAAAGAACTGGAAAGATTACGTGCTGAAAAAGTAGCGCGAGAACAAAAAGAACGTGAAGAAAGACTGGTAAAAGAAGCTGAAGAACGAGGCAAGCGCGAAGCAGAAGAAGCCGCAAAACGAGAGATTGAGAAAGTACAAGCCGCTGCATTTGCAGCACAGGAAAAAATAAGGATTGAAGCGGAAGAAAAAGAGGGCGCCAGATTAGCCGAAGAAGCGAAAAAAGAATCTGATAGAGTAGAGAAGGAGCGCGCAGCAAAAGAACTTGAGTATCAAAGAGAACAGCAGAAACTCAGAGACGAAGCATTAAAAGAAGCTGAAGCAAAACGACTTGCACAAGAAGAAGCTGCAAGAATAGCAAATGAAGATCACAGAAAGAAAATAATACTAGACGCGGCGGAGTCACTTATTTATGAAGGCATAGACGACGTTACCGCAACAGCAATAATTGATTTAATACTTGATGGAAAGGTTAAGCATGTATCAATCAAATTCTAACGAGTCATCATGGATGATAAGCTTGGGATTATTTCCAGTCCCAAAGGTAAACACAGAACCAGCTTATGTCAACATGGGCTTTACTGAAGTCCAGAAAGCTCCAATCAGAAAAGAAAGAGAGATAGAGATTAAGAAAGCGTCCCGCGCAGAAGGCAGGGTAATGCGTCAGAAAATGATGGAAGAACTTTGCCTTTTGCTGAAAACTCAGAATATTCAATGCAGGCATGAGGCTTATCAAATAATGGAAGAAGAGGGATTTCTTCCGATTGTCGCACAAGAGCGTGTCATGGGGTTTGCAAGGTTTAAGGATTATTACACTGAAGCTAGGAGACTGTGCGGCATTAACTCATTCACCGGGTCAAAGACTGAGTATATCTTGAAAAACCATAAGAAAATGAGCAAAGAACAAATAGCGGAAAATATCGGCTGTAAAGTCCACTATGTATCACATGTAATTTATCGTTCAAAACACACAAGGAGCAAGAAAAATGGCAAGTCTGAATCAGTGTAATTTCATAGGCCGTGTTGGAAGAGATCCAGAAACAAGGTATTCGCAATCAGGGGACGCAATAACAAATATTACTTTAGCTGTTGATGATTCATATAAGGATAAGTCTGGGGCGAAGGTTGATAAGTGCGAGTGGGTTAACGTTACTTTTTACCGAGAGCTTGCCGAAATTGCCGGGGAATATTTGGTTAAAGGGCGTCTTGTTTACGTTTCTGGCAAGATTGAAACAAGAAAATACACAGATAAAAACGGCGTAGAAAAATACTCCACATCAATCATCGCAAACAGTATGCAAATGCTAGGCAGCAAACAAGGCAATTCAGAGCAAAGCGAGCGCACAAAGACTGAGACTCAATCAGGCGGGTTCAATGATATGGATGATGACATTCCTTTTTGATAACTTGTTGATTTGTAAGGTTAATTACAATGAGCGCACTAAAAGAACAAATCGAAACCGCTATTCATTGGGCTGATCGGTGCAAAGATATACTCAGCAAAGAAGTTATCGAGTCTAATGATCGCGTAGAACTGGAAACTTTATGCGCTATAGCGATTGAGCTTATCAAGTCAGCATCGCCTAGCAAGTTGAGAGAAGCTGGGCGAATTGTTGAACTGAGAAATTTAGCGAAGAAAATTAAAAGTTAATTATTTCACTTTACCTATTGCATTATTCATAAGACAATATTATAATTAACTATCAATTAAACATTGGGAGATGAAAATGAAAGAAATATTTAATCAGGACATGAAGCACTACAAAGCGCAAGACGGCGCTTATTTAACTAAGACCATACTTTGGCTTGTGATCTCAATAATATTCTCCGCGATAGCGTATACAAGCAATCAGCAGTATGAAGAATGCTTAGTCGAAAGTAAGTCTGTTGTGTTGTGTGGCGGAGGAAATGCTAAATGAAACCAACATTAATATTGGGCGCATTTATAAGCCTGTTTGCATACATTGCGATATGTTTTTATACTAACTGGCAAACTGCTTTAGCTGTTTATGTACTGGTATTTATAACCAGTTTAGACAAGGATATATTTAAATGACATACGGAAAAAACCAGCTTGCTTTGCTTAAATTTCTTGAGAAATACCCGAATAGGTGGCATGAGATAAAAGGCAAAAAAGCAATATTTGCTGCGGATAGATTAAAAAATAAAGCTGAAGGTTTTTTATCTACAAAAAACCGAAAAACAAAGCAGTTTTATGTTCTTCTCAAAATTCCACAAATGCTAATTAAACAGAATTAAAAGGTAGGCGGCTAATTCCTTGTATTGAAAAAAGCCAGATCCATGACGCTGGCTAGATTGCTGATGATGTTGGTTAACGATATCCTTATAGCAAACAGTATTTTTAACTGAACTAAAAACACCCGAGCCGCTGTAAATCATAGCCGGGAAATCATCGGAAGTCATGGTTTACTAACTTTGGAGAATATTATGTGTACAGAAGAAAATAAATTAAGACGCGCAAGCGATCAAGTGTTGATTAAACGCAATCAGGAAAGAGCGGAATTGATTCAGTTAAGAAAAGGTTTTGCTCAGGTCACGAAAGAGAAAGAAGCAGCAGAAGCCGAATCTAAACGATGTGCTGATAGATGTATGCGCCTGACAAAAAATGCTGATATTGCTAATTTGTGGATGATGCTAGGCACAGCAACATCATTTGTATTGTTTGGCTTGGTGGTGTATGGATTATGAAAAAATTCAAAGCCACAAAAGGATACGACTACAGGATAGAAGATCTGGAGATTATAAAAGAAACGGGTTCATTCATTACATACATGTATAAGGGATATAGTAGCGAATATGAGTCTAGAGAAAAGAAGATAACAGATTATTATGGCTGGTTTGATACTTTTGATGAAGCAAAACAATGGTTAATGGATCAACTTGATATTCAAATTAAGAATGCTCAAGCGCAAGTTGACCGGCTTAAATCACAAAAACAAAAAGTGAATAACTTATGAAAACCCAAACGATTGAAGTTGAAGGATTACCGGAAGGATGGAAGGCTGTTGCACATAGAAAGCCTCTCAAGGAGGAATACATTTTGTATGGAGATGAAATCTGCAAGCCCAAGGGGTTAATGAATAGGCCCTGGTTAATCGTAGAAAAAATCCAGCCGCGTAGGATAGTGCTTGAGGAGACCGAGGAAATTGATAAAGATATTGAAGCAGTGCAGCATTTTAACTTTGGCAACACGATTATAAATATAAATTCACCTAAAATCTGGCGCGAAGTAAAGGAAACCGACGAAGATCCTTATTTAAAGTTGACTAAAAAAGATATGCTAGAACTTATCGAACATATAAAACTTGGCGGTCAACTTAATCATAAGATTGCTGAATTTATAAAGGATAAATGATGAGAGCCCGTGATCTTGTGATAGGAGAAAGCTATCGGCACAAAGACAATCCTACATATTGCTACGCAAAAGTCATAAAAGTTTTAAAGCCAAAGGAGGCTGAAAATACACATAATAAGATTATTGTTAAGTGTGAGTATTCTCAGGACAAAAATGGATCTTTTGGGCTTATTAAATATTTCGAACCATCTGATTTAATCAAGGAAAACTCATGAGCGAATGGAAAGAATGGAACGGCAGCGATGAGCAGATTGCTGAGATTGACTACATAAAAAGCAGACTTAACTATGATAAAGATACGGGCAGATTTACCTGGTCATCAATAGATTCTGTTAACTCAAGAGTAAAAATAGGATCAATTGCTGGAACAGTAAAAATTGATAGGTGTGGAATAAGTAGTGAGGTGGAATTATCTGCCGGCTTACTAATTGAGTATCTAAGTACGCTACCCAAAGACACTGTAATTTACTGTGTGCGAGAAGAAAAATTCAGCAATGGTGATAAAGTTGTAGATTACTTTCCAGCAAATCTAAAGGATTGCTTTGTAGTTGAAGAGGATAAATTGTACATAGGATCTGTGGAGATTTAATGACTGAAATAACCTGGACTAACTGCGCCGAGCAGATGCCGCCGGAAATCTACAAGAGAATAATAGGAAGTAATATATTAGCAAATAATTTGTTTGTCATTGAGTCTTGCTACTTAAGGCAAACGTGCTTAGATTTTAATGACGGTAATAACTTTAAATGGACTGAATTCACCAAAGAAAAATGGGAGGAGTTAAATAAATGAAATATTACTTAATCGGATTTTTCGCACTAATGGGATCATTTGGCATTGCTGCGTTGTGGGGTTTCATTGATATACGCTGGTTCTTCACAATTGCGTTATCAGGTGTAGTTATATTTTTCTCTTTAGAAGTTGCTAAAGTTAGAAAATGACCATAGCACTAGCCATATTTTTCGCAGCACACTACGCAATGCTAGTGCATTTTATTGATGCAGTTATTGAATTGACTCGGGAGGATTATGCAAATGAAACGCATACTAAATAAAATACTTTGCTTTATGTGGGATCACACATGGCATAAAGTTACAGAAGAGCGGGAAGATTTTAATTTTGGCTTACGGTGCATGGTTACTTATATTGATAAACGTGTTGAATGCAAACACTGCGGAGCGCATAAACATGACTGAATTTTTGCTGTTTATATTTCTAGTATTATTGTGTGTATTCTGCGTTCTTTGTTTAGCGAATGATATACCGGAGCAATAAACATGACTGAAATAACCTGGACTAACTGCGCCGAGCAGATGCCGCCGGATGACTTTAACGAGATTATTGTAAGTGCATGCGGTTATTACACTACCCACGATGGGAAAGACTTAAAATATTGGATAAGCACAGATCATGTTAAATGGACTGAATTTACACAAGAAAAATGGGAGTATTTAAATAAATGAAAATAAGTGAACTAATGAAAGAATTAAAGAAGATGCAAGAACATGTTGGTGATGTAGAGGTTACTTGTGCGGCTTCTTTAATTAGCTATGATGGGGACGGCTCAATCCCTGCTGTATTCGAGTCTACTGTAGAGAATATTCGCTTAGAGGCTAATTCTAAATTCGGAACTCACATTAGAATATATTTTTAAATGACTATGCAATTAATAATTTTAACTTATGAAGATGGCAATAAGTTAATTAAAACTTTGGATCAATTTCGCAAGGCTATATATCCAGTTGATAGTAATCTTACTAGAGTTTTGTTTAAAGATGGTGAATGTATAGATTGCTTAGAAACTCCAGAACAAATGTTCGAACAGGTGAATAAATGACTATTGGGGTGAGTAAGGAATACTTAGAATCTATTATCAATGAAGAAAAGTACGGTGGACTTTTATCTAAATTAATTTCCAAATGCACCGAACTCGACCCATGGATACCGATTGATGAGAATACGCCGAAGGATAAGGACATCCTAGTATACGCGCCCGCATATCAGGATTTGCGACCACTTAAACAGGTTTGCAGATGGCACGAATCGGCTGGGTTTTGTATTGATGAATTACGCACTCCAACCCACTACAAATTATTACCGGATGATCCGAAATGATCAAACAGTATAAACTTTCTTCTTCTTCGTGGCAAAAGCATTGCCGAACCTTTGCACCATAAAGAAGAAAAAGTTTGCAATCCATACCGGAGTCCAATTTGATATAGCAATATCTCTCAATTCTTCATTAGCCTGCTGAAAGAATGCTATATCAAGTTGGCCTTCTTGCATTAATTGAAACAATGCGTCATGGACTAGAATAGCCAGGCGCATACAGTCAAGATTAACCCCACCAGTCGCGCCGTCATAAGCGTATCTATTATAAATCCATAATCCGCCATCAGTCTCTATAGATACATAACCAGGAATCTCTGCACGCTGTTTTGGTTTTAGCCTGGTTTGTACGAATACATCTTCTTTGATCTGATATTTATAGCCGTCTGAATACTTCATTTATAAAACTCCATATAATGGCCTTATGCTTCCATGATTATTATGATAACCTACTTTAACTTCCTCATTCATTCTAGCGTTTATTGCCGTTTCTTTATTCTCGAAATATCCTATAGTCTTTGTCTTTTTGTCTATATTTATTTTTGCTACCCATAGTTTCCTAGATTTACTCCAGCTTACACCTGGCTTTCCTGATGTGTTATTTGATTGTAATTTAATATTTCTTCTATTTTCTTCAGAAGAAACTGATCTTAAATTTATAAATCGGTTATCACATCCATCTCCATTAATGTGGTCTATCTCTTTTGGCCAATACCCATTAACATAAAACCAGGCTAAACGATGTGACCTGTATTTTTTACCTAACAAATCAACATAAATATATTTTTTTACATTCGATTTGCCAATCCATCCAGTTTCAATGTTTGTGTAATTTTTGCATCTTGCTTTTAATCTAAACCATTTACCTGTATTAGGCTCATATTTAAGATTAATTTTTAATATTTCTTGGGTAAGCATATAAGAACACTCCTTAACAGTTATAGAATTTTTATCAGTAATCTTATAGTTAAGGTATAAGAAAGGCTGGCCAGCCCTGTCCTGATATAGATATTATACTACAATTTAAAATACGGTTTCTTCAAGGTAATACTTATACTGTACTTTTGAGTATTTCATTTTAACCTTTTAAGTCTGAAAGTAAAATAACGTAAATTATATGTTACTTTACCACCGCAACTTGTCGTATGAATCCAGAAGCAATCAAAGATAATTCAGCCATCCTTGCTATCTCTAATCTTTGCTCGATTTCTTCAGGCGATACTTCGCAGACAACTGCTCCAGTTCCTCCAATACCACTTTCGGAAACTCTGGTTTCTCTGCTGCCGGAACTGTTATTACTTTGCGCGGCTGAAGTTCTTTGTCTAAGCTTCCGCAGCTCACTAGCAGCAGCATCACGCTGATACTGAGTAGTTTTGATAGTCTCGCTTGCATGTGTTAGCACTCCTATGTAGATTTTCTCATGCTTGGCTTTAAGAGCGGCATTTTCTGCTGTTGCTTCAGCCAATAAAATATCTGACTGTTCCTTCTCGATCTGGTTACGCTCTTCAAGCTGCCGCATGTCTTTTTCATGTTGTTCTGTGGCTCCAGTGTGTTTGATGTAATAGTATCCACCAACGATAACGCCAATCAATGCCAGAACGCCTAGGATCTGCATTCCGTATTTTGCTGCAATACTTGCTAAAATTCCCATATTAACACCCGTAATAATCAGCCGGAGTATCTTTGTCTTTATTAACTTTAGCAGACAATGGCTGTGTTGTTATGCTTCTGAGATAAATCATTACGTAACTACACGCAACGCTATAAGCTGCATATATTGCCGGTTCCATTACAACTTCAAAATAGGCATTAGCAATCGGTATTATTGCCAGTAATATTCCTGCCAAAACTGTCTTTGATTTTAGGTATTTTATCATTTTTCTATATCGCCGCAAACTTCACAAGATATTCCAGCCCATGCCACATAGCCACAATTATTGCCGTGATCGCAGTTACCACTTTTGCCGTCTCAATAAGATATTCTTTAAACAGCTTCTTAGCATATTCATGGCGGGTTTGCGCATCAGTGTTAACGCATATCTTGTCGAGCGTAATGATTATTTTATCTACTTTATCATCATGCCGTCTGTGCCTATCATCGCACGATATATCATGTTGTTTTAGCTTCTCGATATCAGATAACACTGTTTTCATAATGTCGCCATCTTCTGCAGGTTTGAAGATTCCCCACTCCATGTTAAACCCT